ACCTTCATTTGAACCTTGGGAAGGCGGTGTTGCTGATGCAATAACACCGCCTGCAATTCCCCACTGTATACCGTCCCAAATTTTTAAAATACTTGCTCCGGCTGTATTGTCATACCAAAGCTGCCCTTCGGAAGGATTTGGCGGGGCAGTTGTACCGGCAAAATTCTGCATAACCCATAGAATGTTTTCTAGTACAGGTTCTCCATAATTTTGATAACCTCTACCTGGGAACTTTATACTAGCATGGGATTCATCAAGTGCACCGTCAGCAACTGTGGTTAATAGTGTTCCATCGTAGTTAAAAATATTAGTAGCCATGTTGTTAATACCTTCGGATAAATGTGCAGTTATTTATACGTGGAAATACACCATGATAATTAACAAATTTAAACTGTTTGAATTCTTATAGTGTATACCACTTCAATTTGACGATTTAATGATTTTTGCACAGGACTGAATATTACATGTGTAAGTAATATTCCAGTATCTGGGCCAGATGCACTATATGCTTTTAAACCTAGCTCACTGAAAACATAAGTATCAGTGATATTTGTAGACGTGTCAAATGCAGATTGTCCAGCTGGTTCACCAAGACCTAAATTACAAGTAACTATTACATCCGTATATGTAGTACCAAGACTATGTGATACATTTATATAATTACTTTTTGGATCAAGATTCAACGGACTTTGATCATTAACAACTTTTACATAAGTTTCATTATATAGTTGCGCTGTTTGTCCTAATACATTAGGTGGTAAATATGTAATAGTACCAGTTCCACTAACCGTAGCTCCGCCGTTACCAAATGCCATTTCTTGTATCCAAGTATCTGGTTTATTTGCTATAGTTTGTGCAAGAGCTATAGAAAAATTTTCAAAATTGATAGCGTTGTCCTTATCAACTAACACTTCGCCAGTTTTTACATCTGATATTTTAACGTGTCCAGTTACATGTTGAGTAGTTTTGAAAATCATATCATAGGTCTCGCTTAAAATCGTTGATTTACTAGTATTTCTCCCGTATCTACATCTTTGATTTTGATATTACCGTATATGAATAAGCTCATATTTTCATCAATATCGCTGTTGTTTACAGGATTAACAACTAAATCTTTATTATTTACGTCAGTGTTCATGGTGTATTTAGCTAACTGTTCCTGGGTGATTTAATATGAATTTACTCATACTACTATTACTATATTGTAACCCATTTGTTGCAGCTTCCCAATTATAACCACCAGGTATTATCACATTGTGTCCTGCATCTCTAATCATGCTTCCTGAAATATGACAAACAGTTGTTGTTGAGAAGTTTGAAACTAAATCACTTATAAGAATGTTGTTAAATCCAACCGATGGTATGCTTAAATTATCAAACACAACATATCTTCCTGGTGTAAATGTTCCATTTAAAACTGTAGTAGGAGGATTAATTCCAATGTAGTAATTACTTCTAATACCTATATTTGAATCTAACTCAACTCTTATTACAGTATTGGCAGGATATACAGTGTTTAATTTAACTATATTGTTTGGTTGAAGTGTGTAATCAAAATTCAATCCTAATAATATATCTTGATTACTTTCTATATATACTCTAATAGAATTTACAGATAATATAGTATGACTAACATAAATTAAGTTCATATTACCATCCAACACTGTCCATTCTATATTACCACCTGCTTGAATTTTATTATTCACTAAAACTGACTCACCGTGAAGAGAACTGGATGAGGGTGTTGAGAAAAATTTTGTAGTACCATTGCCGTTATAAAATAATGTATTATATATACTTGTTAATCCTATACTAGTACCACCAGAACCTCTTACAATATTTGTTAGATATCCTCTATTTGGATATCCCAGTGTCGGATTAGGAGTAATACCATAGAAATCAATTTTTTCATTATTAACCCATATTGATCCAGGTGTTAATGCAGATGGCATAGATAATATACTAATGTCAGCTACATCTATTTCGCTTGTATTTACATGTATATTACTTAACAATATTGTTTTAGAGTTGTCAGACAATACCTGAGATTGTTTATAATTTGATGAACTTATAAATTGTCTAAAAGCTGTAGCAGGTTGTTCTGATTTTCCCTTCATATATCTTATAATAATTGTATTCTGATCAGTATGTTTAATGTTTTGATTGAACACTACTGTATATATGGTTTCTGAACCTTCATCAAAAAGAGCCAACTCATATCCCTGAGTATCAAATCCTTCTAAAGGTGTAACAATTAATGCATAATCCCATAACACTCGTTGAACAACATTATCAACAATTACAAGTAATGTACTTTCTGAATCTGGTTCTCCTGCTAACTCATATTTGCCAGTTGAGTTTCCTATAAATTGTTCAGTAAAAAATTGATAGCTTAAATCCTGACTAAAGTTGGTAACAGATACCAGGTCACCATTCTCTAGTATTTTAGGATCATTATCAAAACCATATAAATCATCAAATCCCATCTCATCAAATCCACTGGGATCAATAACATTAAATGTTATTGATGCACCGTTTAATGTATATTCAAATCCATAATATGGATCGGTAATAACTGATACAAATACCGAATCAACTGGAATATCATATGTAAATATCACATTTTGATTTATTACGTTATAGTCTACCCCTAGAACTTGTAATACACCATCTACGTAAACATTTAGATATGATAAATCAGCTGGTTGATAAGAAATACTAAATTCTCTCGAATAACCATTGCTAATACCAGTATCCATAGTTGGAGGGGCTAATACACTACCATTTACACTAACTATCACCGTTGAATAATCTGGTACAGTATTGAATGAATTATTAAGTAAACTATAAGTAGTAATTAAATTTCCATTAACATCTACGTTTGCTGTGAATTCGGTATCTAATACTGTACTATATTGATCTGTGTTAAAAACTGTAGCTACTATAAATGATCCGTAAATTGGCGGAGGTACTATTGTAATTGTATTATTTTGCAACTTAACATTACTAGAAGGTATTATACTTCCATTTGCAGTAACCATTACATTATTAATCTCAGTTAAAAAGTTGTTTAGTGTATAAGTACCTGTCTGGCCGTCAGCAACAAATGTTTCCCGATCTACTATGCTAGTGTATATCGGAGAAAATTCTACGCCCGAACCGCCCTGTGGATAGATATAAGATTGTGTAAAATTACCCGATGGTTTTTTAACATATAACCCCGGATTTACCAACGATACAGCAAGAACACCCCAAGTCAATAAGATGACTACTCCAGATCCTTTACTAGATGTTTGCCACTGAATATTAGTTGGTATGTTTGTATAATTACCCGGCGATTGAATAGAGACTGATAATATAGCACCGGTTTTTGATATTTGATCAACAACAATTATTAGTTTACTAACAGCATCAGTATCTTTTATTCCATTGTTAGACAATATTAAAATATCGCCAATTTTATAATTTTGACCGTTTGATATTATATGAGCATTAACAGCAGTAATGTTTGTAACAGTAACTTTTGCAGCATTTTGTGAGCCATCTCCTAATAATGCAGGTATGCCGCCACCTAGTACTATTGAATCATTAATAGAATAATTTTCACCGCTATTCACTACATTAACAGATAAAATGCTACTACCTGACCCACCTTCACCAAAAGTGGTTATAATTAAATTTTGCCCAGATGCCGGAGGTAAAATGAATACCAATGTACCAGTTTCAAAATTTATTACATAATCATTAAATGGTCCATAATACAACATACTACCATTTAGATAGGCTAAAACAGCTGATGTACTCTGTGGCCTCAGACCAAGATCATAATGATCTGTACGACCGTCTGTTACATATGATTTTGTTGATACAATTGGTCTTCCTCCAACAGGTATAGTGTAAGTGTCTAAAACCATTGCATCTCGTAATTTGGTCTTATATAACTCTTCTGGATGATTTTCTTCAATATTAGGTTGTATATAATCACCACCGTCTGTTATTATATCAAAATCTCCAGTGGGTGCAGGTTCAAACGTAGTACCTGCATATAATACCCAAATATTTGGAACATTGCTATCAAGTGGCGGATCAACAAATGCAAGTGTTTGGCCTCCCCAGATCGGTTGTATAATTGCACCCGATCCGTTACCTACCTGATAATCCTTGTATCCTGTAATATACGGATTGTGTTGAACAATATTATAAAATCCTTTGTTCACTACTTCTACTTTTTTAATAGCACCTAATGACGTAACCTGTGTTACTTTAACTTGTATATCACTGCTATCAGAAGTTGGTATATCTTCTAATAGATCTAATATTTCTCCTACTTGATATCCATTACCAGGTTCGGCTACTTCTGCACCAGTTGCCCAGTTTGGAATTTTATAGTCAATTCCGTAAGTTAATATTACGCCATCTCTCCAAATTTTTGTATGAAGCATGTCTTGAGGTATTTTAGACAATCTAAACTGTTTAGTGATACCATTACCGTAGAATTGATCATAAACAGGTGGCATACCACCTTCTAATATAATTTCTAAATAGCTATCAAATGCTGTTGCATCTGCATCCCATCCAGATGCAAAATCCCAAGGGGCTAATCCCCAACCGGGTGTCATATTAAAATTATTTCCCGAATAAACTTGACCCTTAAAATCAGTGCCGCTAATTAAATCTGGACTATCTATCGGCGGCAAATATAATGAAGGACTATACAATTTCATTATGCGATCAGCTGCTCCGTATGTTTGGTGGAACACGCTTCCGTTTACTCCGCTACCAATCCCTATATTACCGCTGTAATATCCTACTATTACATTACCAGATGCTGAGGTAACCACAACATCAGTAGATGCAAATGAAACTAAAGTATTACCCTGTTGAATCACATTGCTTACTGTAACTATTTCACCAAGTGTAAAAGTATTACCTATATAATCCGGTGACACAGTAAATGTAACAGTATTTCCAGAACTGTATGCATTTATAATGCTAGCTGCGGTTGGCATGCTTGCTACTCTATCAAATACCAATGTTGTTTTTAAATTTCTAATTAAATTGGGGTTTGTTTTATAATTATTATACCATGAGGAATAGGTAGAATTATTTGCCATTATATTAGCATCATAAGAATCATTCTCATTTAATATTGATCCATGATAAGGAGGTTTGTCAAAATCATATAGTTCTATCGAAGGAGTATCCATAGCTGTTCTACCGCTTAAGAATTCTCTTACCTTACTTCTATATGGCTTTGCCTCATTAATATAATTCAATAATGTATCAACTGTGCTAGGTGTGTATAATTGACTCATTGTCAAGGGTTCATTAGATCCGCTTAAAACCATGAAACTAGTTTTAAAAACCCAATCTACATATTTCTGTTCACTAAACACATAGTTAATCATGGTAAAGAAAAAATTATTCAAATCTATACCGTCAGCTGAACCAAAAATACCGTATCTTATTCCGTCAAAAATAATTCCAATTTCAATGGTTGGGTTATAATCAAATGGTGCACTATCATATAGAGTCTGATCCCATCCAGTTAAGTTTGCAGAAGTATTCCATAAATTATCACTAATTTGTATAGTACCATCTTGTAATCCAACTACCTGTTGAATACCATTTACTAATCCAAGGAGAGCCCACCCGGTTGAACCATAGTCAAGAACTTTTATGGTTTGAGTACCACTTAAATTAATGTTCACAACATCATTTAACGTGTTTACAGTATATGTAGGAATGGTATTAGAATCAAATCCAGTATAATACCAATCAACATATGACCAATAGTTCTGCACATTATAAGACTGTTGCTTAGTTAATACGAATTGTGATAAACTGTCATACCATGTCCATATAGTCCACATGTTGTTATTACCAACTGTTGGTAATACCAGCACACGAGCACCATTTTGTACTCTATGTGATAGTAAATTTAGACTTGACATATCATTTGCTTTGTAATCCCAATTTCCTACAGATGGTGGTAAAGGTTCTCCCTGATTAAAATATGTTATCCATGACGATTTTTCAGTATCGGTTACCAAGGGGGTTAACGATTTTAGTAATGCATTGTTAACATAATCTAAGCCAATACGTAAAGCTGCTAGTCTATTAATGAACCAACTTTGTCTAGGTCGTATTAATGTACCATATCTCTGTAATTCATTAAGGTAAGGGTCTGGGACACAATTATCCATTAAATCGTACCCAGTTAAACTATCTCTAAGTTTAGACCAAAATTGTTCATCAATTAAAGACGACCCGTCACCGCTTCTAACTAACGACCACTCTTTATAATCATTGTCATCATTTGGTCTACTGGTATAAATTAGTTGAATAACTGTATCGTCTGATTTTAAATATTGATTAATATTACATACTATCAAACTACGTTCGCTTATCGCTGCATACCAAGATATACCATTTGAAAGTGGATTTATGATGATATTGGTAATTTCATTTGTAGTCAATGATCTAGTCGGAACTGTTGGTCTCATATCACTGTGTCCAACCCAAAAATAATACCAAGTATTACTATTACCGTTTGAATCGTATTCTGTGGTCTGAGTCCATGCAGGAGATGCTGCATTTCTAACCACCCCGGACAATGTATATCCAAATCCATACTGAGAAAGAGTAGCTTGGGAGGTCGCGTATGAAGCCCAGTCACTAGGGGGGACAGGACTTCTTACCCACTCATATATATCTATAGTAGTTCCGGGTGCCAATTTACCCCAATTTTTTGATTTATAATCTGTACTTCCTTGCTCGTAATCTATATATCGTGTGGTACTTAAATCCCACCACACTTCGCCAACGTGGGAATCGGCCCACGATAAGTTAGAATCAATACTATAAATTGCTGTGTCGCCATTATTATATTTTGCAGGATCAAAAACATTTTTGTATGTTATTTCTGTATTGGCTGTACCAGGTATAAAACCCTTAGCTGGATCAAAATATTCTAAATATGCAACAACTGATAACGACGTCTTGTTATATAATTTACTTTCTAACATAAGATCAGCATTTACTTTAGACTGTGCAGTTCTAATAGGTTCCCATTTATTTAAATGACGTTTATAAACAGTCCATTGATTTTCTGATTCACCATTATCAACATAAACTATGTCGCCATCAGTCCACCCATTTAACATCACGGCTGATTCTAGATCAGTCTTGCTATGATATCGTATACTACGATACACTTGAACAGTACCTGAATTTTCAGAAATGAATGTACTAACTGGTAATGTAATAGTATCCACAGTGACATTTTGTGCTGTAAAAGTACCATTAAGAGTATCGTTATTAATAAAATTACTGGTTACTATAATATCTCCGTTTACAATACCATGTGGCCCTTTAAAGTTGATTACAGTTGTATTATCTACAGTAGTAGTAATAGTTCCAATAACTGAACTTGTCGGTGAAGCCACTTTCCATACTGTCCATGACAGATTGTCGGTTATGAACTGCCATATTGTATCGCCTACATTCAAAGATGTACTAGTGGGTATTAGTGTATATGAAAAATTCAACAAAGCTGTTTGGTCTACAACATAATATGTTGTTTCACCTAACTGAAGATATCCAGCAGTAGGTAAATCTTCATAAAAATTATTTCCGACAGATGCTCTCAGAGGGAATAACTTGCCCTCATAATTCTCTGGTGGCACGACAATTGCTGGGTCCCTAGCTGTTATTTCAATAACTCCGTCTCTAGGTTGTGTACTGTCATAATAACTGAAAACATCAATACGTTGAGGATTGTTAACAAACTCTGACTGCGGTAAAATAAAATCAATATTACAATTAAGACTTACAGCACCATATCGCCCAGTTCTAAACGCAAATTCTTCGTAATAATTAATAACTTCGCCGTTACCTAATATACTGGTATTTCTTAACATGGTGTTTAGTACCCGACGAGATCCTTTTTGTCTAATAAATCCTTGATAGAATTCAAATTCTGTAGATTTGTCTAATAGTAAACTTTGTAAATAATCTCTCGATTGATAACCTATTAGATGACTAGCAAGTGATGATAAATCAGAATTAGTAACAGCATGATTAACACTAGGTGTATCTATAACATTGCCTGTCGTATTATCTATTTTCAGTACATTTTTTGGTTGATCTATATTATATAATAATCTAAAATCTTCTGCTGTTTTTTCAAAGTTACTGACCATCTTCCATTGATTAGTAGCCAAATCTTGGTAGAGAAAATATCCGGGTGCATCTAGTCTTCCAGTCCAGCCATTTGTTCTATATCCATATACTTTAAGTCTAGGCTGATATATGTTATATAACGGATCATATATAAGATCATTGAACTGAGTTACGTTGTCAAACAACAGTATATGTTCAACTGATGTCATAAACAGTCGTAAACCAAATATAGTTTGATTATTAATAGGATTTACTAATATTTCGCCATCTTGTCTAAGAACTTCTACATTTTGTGTCTCTATTGGCTGTCCTAATTTGTCTAAAACAGGATATGTGCCTCCTATTGTGCCATTTACGTATTGAATGCTACCAAAATCTTGTCGAAACTTAACTCCGTTAGCGGCCGGGCTTAGTGCTACAAAGTTTCCGTTATCCCAATTACCTTGACTCCAATACATAAAATCTTTAGCACTTTGTCTCCAGTTTATAACGTTACCACTGTCTTGATTAACAGTATCAAAAACCCAACCATTGTTTTCTAGCCATCTACCATAAGATATTAAAAAGTCGTAAACTTCCTGTCTAGTACCAAATATGGTGCCATAAGGAACGGTTAATGTACCTTGTCCTGTTTGATATTCTGTAACAGATTGATTACCTATAACCAAATTAATTTTTGGACCGGTCTGTATGCTGGGAATAGTAGTAAATGTCGGTGTAATACCATCATATCCATACACTTTCCATCCATTGTTTATCTTAGAAACTATAACTCCGCTATAAAAATATACTCCTAAACTAGTTGATCTGTATATGTAAGCTTGTATATTTTCACTAGGTATTAATTGATTTGTATAACCAAGTTGTCCAAAACTGTCAGCGGTAACTCTTAAGCTATTGTCAGTGCTAATAAACCCACCAACTTTGTGTGCCAAAACACCGTACGATCCCCTGATTAAGTTGCCCATATAAGTGGTAACGCTGAGATTTTGGCTGATTAAATACTCACTTATCCAATGTTGGATACCCCAGCTTCCAAAGAATGTTAAATTTGATTCATTTGGAATATTTAAAATTTCATTAATACTTGAAGGGTTCTCTCTGTGAACATAAAATCTGCTGCTACTACGACGACTATTTGTATCAATATACAAATATTGTTTAGTATCATTTGATCCTGCACTAACAGTTCTTAATGGATCCCATCCTTGCTCGATAAATCTAGCAGGTTTCATTAAATAACCAGTTAATGCAGCAGCAAATTCATATTCAATACTGTTTATCCATGCATTTTCTACCGGTGCACCATCGCCAAATTCCCACTCAGATTTAGCATCAACAGTTGTTGGTAGATTTACTATAGTTCCTGCTAATAAAGGAGGTAGTAAATTTCCTTGATCATCAACTGGTATACAATCCATTAATCCAGATCTAGCCCAATTTAAATCTCGACCAGCTCTGTTTCCCTGTCTAATCATACCATCTCTAAGATCAGTCCATAAATGTGTATTTCCTTTGGTGTACGGAGCAGGACCATACTCACTTATCCACCATGTGGGTTGTTGACTAAATCCCAACATTTCCCATGGATTAGTATGAGGACGATCAGTATCATAGAAATATCTGTAAATTCCTCTCCAATGGCCCGGAACATAATTTCCTTGTTTATCAACACAATTGCTATAATTAAATGAAAACTGATTATTTGGTGAATAACCAGTATTAGCCATATAGTCAACTTGTGCGTGTATTATCCATTTACTAAAACTAGGTCTTAATATGTTTAAGTATTCTTTTCGTGTATAATCAGTTGTTCTCCATTTTCCCGGAGTATATATTCTAACATCAAATGCAGGTACTGCATCAATGTCACTATACATAGACGGAATAGCATTATAAAGGTCAAGTTCAAATTGTAACCATGCCGATGCTACCGGATTAGTTAATAGTGTTGGGTTTGAAGTTTTAGTTGCATTATTGCTTATAGTACCTAACTGTAATCCTTCTAAATCTTCTAAAATAATTCTAGCTCCGTCGTGGGTTTGCAAGGTTAACTTAGGTGGATAATAATCAGAGTCTAAATATGCAACTGGCTTATAAGCCGGAGCTACTCCTAACTTAGTAGCAGTTGGCGGAACAAATGTAGGCTTAGCAGTTGTTGTTGAAAAATCTTCATTTTGTTCATATCCACTATATGCCCAAGCACTTATTTTGCTTTTGCCAAGATTTACTTGTGATAGAGCAGCATCTATCCATTGTTGAGGAGTGATAGATTTATCGTATCCTGATGTTGAATATAATTTAAACAATGTACGTATAAATCTATTATAAAATTTATTATACTCTCTTTGTGCAAATTGTATTGCTAAACTTGGATCAGTTAAACTTGTACTGCTTAACATGCCGGTGTTGATATTATTGCTATTCAACATCATTAACTTTAACAATGGTGATCTGTGCTGTAATATTTCTAGACCTAATCCTCTATTCTGAGTACTATCTCTCCAATTTGTGTTACCTACACCATTACTTTGTTCATTGTATTGATTAGATATAATTCCTGTAAAGTGTTTTATAGTTTCATTAAATGACACATTAGTAGGTTGATTATTATTGGGATTTGCTACTAAATTTATAGGAAGTTGATAATATCCATTATTACCAGATGGTAAATTTGCAGACCAACTACGTATTTCAATTCTCGACGATACAGCAGCCGGAGTTGTGAGAGTTATTATTCGTCCACTTACAGTATAATTAACTTCTTCAAATAACAAATAAGAATTACCATTTTGAATTAAGTAAACCATTACAGGTGGTAATGATCCAGTCGAATAATCAGCAGGTATTTGATCTATTAAGAATGTTGTAGTCGGAGTTGTTATATCAAACGAATTAATTATATATTGTTTACTAGGATTACCACTGTTATACCAACCATTACCAATATAACTATCACGATACCAAATATATCCATTGAAATCAGTAAGCTGACTATTTTCAATATATGAATAACTTCTTGTCGTTAAAGAGTTATCAAAAACATAATCTCCAAATTGATCTCTTTTAATTTGTAGTCCTAGTATAGAATCAACTTGTGCCGTTATGTCTATTGCATATGTAAATATTGTTGTTCCTGTGAAATTACTTCCGGGATAAACTGCAGGATCTATTAAATTAATGCCGTCTTTGTCATATCCTGCAAACAACGGTGGTTGATATTTAACTTTGGCTTGTCCGACTACGTAATTGGTGCCGTTGTACCAGTAGGTGTTTCCGCTGTTGTAAACACCAAATGTTACGTATGCACAATCACCTATAGCCGGCGATCCGTCTGTATTTTGTCCATCGGATACCAATGTTAGAGTAATTAATCCGTATTCTACAATACCACCTACTTCGTATATTCTATTATTAACTTGTGGATTTAAATCAGCAGTTACTAATATTCTCATGCCGTCAATAAGTGTAGTGTCGTCAACAGTTCCACTTGCACTTCCGACTAGTGTTTCAAAAATATTAATTCTAGTAGTATCAACTAAATCAACATCAGGGCGGCCAAAAGAACCAAAATTATAAAGGTCTATGTTTGCGTTAAATTCAATAATGGGTCTTGATGCATTAACCGCAATACCTTCTTGTACAATTGTTCCGGCTAACGCTAGTACATCTTTATGAAACCATCTATTATTCCAACTCCATCGATTGATATTCGTACTCAGTCGTCCTATAGTCATATAGTCTGGAACAATAACAGAATCATCACCAGACCAACCTCTTGTATCCCAACTTACAGTATCCCAACTGGGCTTTTGATATATAATGTCATCTTTAATTTTAATAGACCGACCAACACCTTCTATTATCAATGTTCTATTGTTTAATGTATAATCAATATCATCGATAACTTGTATTCTCATACCGCTTGTAAATACCAAGCTTCCGGTAACAGTAGTATCAGTAGATGTTAGATAGTAACGACCTGTATAAGTATATGTAACAGCCCCAATTGCTAAATTAACCAAATCAGTTGTATCTAATAACTGAATCATATCAGGACCGTCTGGTACCCAATAGTATTCGTAATAGTTAACAAATTTATCAATGTCTATAGGGGGAGACCAACTATAGTAATCACCATCTAGTAGTCTACTGGGATTACTTACATTAGCACCTTGTAAACCCAATTGATTTATGATATCATCATAAAACATTACATTGTTAATACTACCCGACGATTGATCAATACTAACAGCGGTAACAGGCAATTGATAGTTAAGTCTTTCCTGGTCATATTCAGTTACATAAAAATCTTTATTTGAATTATAATATGGCGGTTTAGATCCTATATAACCATTAATAAATTCAACATTTTCAGGTTGTAGTAAATGATCAACTGTGGCATTGAAAAACTTAGCTAGAGTCTGAGTTTGATTAACATCTGGTAACAAATCTATAGTTGATCGTTTAGGTACAACAGTGTTAGATGTTACTAACAAATTACTTGTTGCTGGTTTAAGCGGCTGTGGTCCTATAGCTGTTAAATTAGCCATTGTTTATTCCTAATTCTGATTCAGTTAGTGCCTGAACTATGTCAATATCTGTAACTCTAGCACAACTTATAAAAATTTCGTCCGGATCTGCAGTAATTTCAAAAAGATCACCAAAGCTACTACCCCCGCTCAGTGGGACAATAACTATACTGCCAAGAACCGTAGCTAACTGTGTATGTAAGTATGCTGCTAATTCAGTAAAAAAGAAGCTTGATCCAAAATCCCAATTAGCTAAACTAAAATATTGATTAATAGCTGCAATGACTTTGGATTTAACTTCACTATCACTAGTTAATGTACCCGTTGTTTTTACTACTTTGAATCTAACTTGATATGCAGGGTCAGCTTGCTGACCGAACAATAGTCGATATTTAACTGGATGCCAAACCATTTGATCTGTCATCATTTTATATAATTCAAACTGATTAAAAGTTGTTAATAACTCATCTGTTGTTGGGGGAGACGGCATAGTATTAACTGTACCGTTAAGACTAATCCAATTTCTCATATCAGTATCATATTGACTGGTTAATACATACATATCTATGATATTGTTAATAGCTGGATTAATTCTTTGATCAGACGATGCATAATGCTTCCATAGATAACTTAAATTATTGCGACCAACTCTAACTTTATAACTTGTTGTAACATCTACCAGTTGAAGGTTTGTATATGAATAAAATGCCGAAGTGTCTATGACAAACAATAAATCTCCGTTTTTTAATTTATCAATAACAATATCTGATTTAGTTTTAAATATATTATCAGAAGGAATAGTAATAGGTGAGTAGTACTGATACCCGTCGCTACTTATAAGTTGTTGCCAGAATAATAATTTATTTGTTCCTATGTTTGGATTAACAATATTAATAAATTCGTCAGGATTATCTGCTGCACCTGAAGTTTTAGAATCGTTAAATGTAATTTGAACACTTCTTGCTTCGGTGTATCCGTCCGGATAAACATATTGTCCTTTTATTTTCCAGAAATAATCAGTGCCTAATGCATATGAAGAGTCAGGTTGTGTATTAACTCCCAAAATGTTTATATAATCTTCTTTGGCTAACCCAGTTGTAAGATCAATTACTTTATTAGTATTAGAAAAATAAAATCTTACATCATTGACGCTTTCAAAGACGTATCTTTGAGATCTAGTATACATTCTCCAATTTGGTCCAATGTAAACCATCTTTATTAACCAACTAGCATCTTTACTAGTACTAGTAATATCCTGTGCATTTGTTAACGAAAATAAACTGCTATTGCTAAGATTATCGTTGCTTATCACATACCAAGATGTTGTTGTTGGATTATATCCAATACCAAATGTTTGTTGTTGATTTATAGAAGCAGCTATACTTGAAATTTCATCTGAATTAAAAGTTGTTCTCCAAGTAGGGATTATATATTGTACAACGTCCCCGGTAGTTACATTAGTATCAAGAGTCACTGCTCCTTGACCGTTAGATAATATTCCAGTTTGTGAAATTCCGTCACCGTCCCCTACTATTGAAGATACATACGACCATCCGCTATTAGCAAAATTAACCATACTTCCTGTTTGAATATATAGTTGTGGGGAACCATTATGTACAGCATCTCCTAATTTTTGAGCAGTTGCTCCTGTGAAAAATGCACCATTCATACTACCAGAATTACTGTTAACTGTTCTCCACACTAACAAACTTGCAGGATATCTTGGATAATTATTTAAGAAAAAATCTCTTAATTCGGTAGATATTTTAGTTGATGACGCAGTTCCGCTTATCATCGGTTGTATGTATGTGGTTACAACGGCTGATCCATTAAATGCAGCATTATAGGAAAAATCGTATTTGTTAAGGTCGTATTCGGAATATAAAATACCATCTTGACTGAAAACATTTATATTTTGATAGTTTCCAGTTGGGTCATTTATATCCATATAACGATTATGTCCTGCGTATGTTCTATTAACAGCTTTGACTTTAAGAGCTTGTGAACTCTGTAACGGATAAAGGTTATAATCTTCACCATTAACCATTCTGTCTTGAGTATAATATACCTGGCTAGCATTTAAAGTTATTTGTTCATTTGTTTGGCTAGCTTGACTATTAGCCACTGTAGTTTGTAAGCTAGCATTGAATACTATAGAATAAGTGTTATTAATATTGTCATTATAATTAAAACTAAATTGTAAATTGGACATATCAGTTGGTCTAATCTGATATTGTAAGCCGTTACTGACTCTATACCATACTCTTATCAAACCTATTGGAACATTACCAAAATTACCGTCAGCAAATCGCACACTTATTTGATCAGAACCATTATTATCTCTACTAACAACAGAATATATATTTCTTACACCTTGGTCAAGACTATTGTAAATTACATTAAAACCGTTAACACTAGGTACTTGCGTCCAATCGGTTGTTACTAACCCATTAACATCTACACTTTGTACCCATATGTCTGTTTGATTAACATTATCAACTGCTACATCAATAATACGATTAGCTATTTGATAATCTAATCTATAATCGCTAAACCCAATTGTACCCTGTTTGAACATCAAAAAGAATCCAGTATTGTTACTGGAGTTTCCGTTGCCATCTGACCTATATATTACATTCCAACTGTTTAGTGGATTAGGCGACATTTCATAGAAATATCCATAATTATTAAAAATACCTGCATCAGTGTTAACTGTTGAAAAATTTGGATTTACTAATTCAAAATCCATCGAATTACCACCAACTGATGCAGTAAATGGTATTGTACTAGTTGGTATTATAGTGTTATTGAGTTGGTACAGCTCTGTATTAATTCCGCCTATTGTACCGGTTGAACTTGGATTACCAAAACTATTATTACTGTTTAAGCTTGAATTTAAAACCAATATAAATTGCTCAAACCAATCTGGATTGTTTAAATCATTCCATGTAATAGTGGTATTATTAAGATTTAATCCGTTAGAATCATAGATGTCTTGATTACAAGTTACTTGTGTTATTTTAAGCAAACCTTGTGCAGGTGTACATCTCTGAGGTTGATAGCTCAGCATTCTTGCTAATCTAAATATACTTTCACGACGAGTTGCTGTATCTATAAAATTCTCTCTTGTATTGAGATCCATTCTAAATGCAAGACTTTGTCCGAGATAGGATAATAAATCAATAATTGCAACAAATTCAGAGCTTTCGATCCAGTCATTAAAATCCTCCGGATATGTTAGTCTAATATAATTGATCATTGCAGCTCTAATAGTATTAAAGTCGTATGAGCTGAAATTTACTTTACTAAATGCAGTGTATAAAACCTGCCAATCTTCTGCTGCAAATAATTGTGACTGGCGTTGTTGCTGCGAAACTGTCATTTATAGTCCTTAGAAGTTTGTCATAGTTCTATTATCAAATTGTAAACTAAAAGTGTCTACTACGTTAAACGGTACATAGAGTAAATCCATCTGTACAGTAAATCCCTGATCAAACTGAGTTACTGCAATATTCATCAATTGAACTCTACTATCTGAACTTATCACACTAGTACATTCCTCTATTATTGAATCTTGTACTATATCGTCAAATTGTTCAAATAATAAATCCCATATACCACACCCATAAGTTGGCATCATTACTCTTTCACCCTTACGAGTATAAAAGTTATTTAACAAATCTCGTTTTATCAGTTCTATGTCGGTGAATTGTTGTAATTTGCTGTTTGTTTCAACAGTACTATAACCAACAAATAACCTTTTATTTTGTAATACAGCCATAATGAATTGATATCTCTCAGTTCTAACTGCATATTTATCTATTGATAAAGTGCTGGGTTAATTTATCCTGTTGGGGGTTTAACTCCCGACATAAACCATTGTGCTTCTTGACGACGCCTTGATATTAACACAGAAGGATGTGCCCAATTCATAAAACCTTGCGGAACAGCTTCAAAATTACCAGCATTGATTGCAGTTGCTAAATCAGTGCCAGAACAATGCCCTGTGTTGTAGGCAAAACTAACTAGAGAATCAAACTGACTCTGAGTAAGACTTACTGTTATGGCTTTCTTAACAAGATTTTCCCCTTTTGAAACAACATCCTGCTGGAATAGTTGATCAGCTTGTGCCATTGTTATTTTGCCATCTGGCAAGTCTACTCGTTGTCCATTGATTATTACATACTTTCCTGCTAATTCTGCAGGAGATAACTGATGACCATGACCAATTGAAAACAACTTAGTTTGACCCGGCGGATCAGGCGATATTGACCAAAACATACCTTCTTTTGACTTTAACCATGCTAATCCGCTGGCACTAGTACTATAACCAGCACAAGGTCCTATTGTTAATGGACCTGTAGCACCACCTTGGTATTGATAAACTGGATTACCTTGATTGTCGTACCCAATACCTTTATAGTATCCGGGTGTCATGCCGGGTTTTGGAGTACCTACTATATCTAAAGGAACATTTGAATTTGCTACTATCTCACCTTTTCTTGCTAATTGTATATTTGGATCTGTAACGGGATTAGTTTGTTGAACAGATCCGTTGTACTGACCCGATGCAGCACTAGAATCGTGTGGGTAAGGCTCGTGATATACTAAATTGTAAAGAATTGTTCTTCTTGTTATTGGTGTAATTGTACCGTTAATAACTGTTGCATCTACTACATTTAAATCCTGAGGAGCAAGTGCAAAACTAGCAGCAGTAGCATCTCCGGGAACTACACTATTAAGATGAACGTTGGTAGCAGTAGCATGTATTTCTGCTTTGGCTTTTATGTCAACATCACCGCCGTCTGATTGTACAAACATTGATCCTGCTGCTTTATAATTACTATCTTCTTTGGAGGTATTAAATATACCCCCTTGTGCAAAAGTATGTACATCCCCTTGTGCTCCTATAAAGAAATCATCACCGGATGACATATGAACTGCTGTGTTAGCATTCATCTGAATTATACCACCGCCCTGACTCGATGCTTCTACATCTGGATCACCTCTGGCTTTTATGTTCATGTTACGACCGGCTTCAAAATTAATATCAAGATCGGCTCTGATATTAAAACTACGCTCAGTCCTCATGGTTATATCATTAGCTGCGTACACACTAACTGCACCATCTGCTGTCATGCTGAACCAATTATTACCAGCGCTGGTGATCATGTATATCTCACCAGTATCATCATTTAACAATATTTGAACACCACCTTGTGTTCTTAATCTAATAAAGGTATTAGCCGGATCATCATCAAGTACAAATTGAGACCCACCAGGTGTTAATAACCCATAAACTGAATTGTATGGATTAGCTCTGCGAGCGCCGCTATCAGACACCCCTCTTATTTGATCTTGATCTAGTCCCTGTGTTTTAAGTGCGTTTGCTAATGGATCATAAGTAGGTCTGTTAGGGCTATTAAAATTTATATTGGTCTGCATTTTATTATATTCGCCAACTGGCAGACCATTGGTTGTATTATTACCCGGTAATCCAGGGACCATGTGATTCATATTTTGTTGATATAGACAAGCAAACCATACACCCTTACCAGGATCACCGTTTATAAAACAACATAAAATTTCATTTTCAAGATCTGGTGGCACAAACCACATTCCATAACTTCTTTGGGAATTCAAGTATTGATTTCCGTTGGTATTAGCAAAAACATTAGTAGCACCTGCAAACGGACTTGCATAGCTTACTGTTAACCATCCGGAACTATCAGCTGGATCTCCCCCTAACTCGGGTATCCATACTTTAAGACGACCCATATATTGATTATCTACAGTATCTTTAATAAATCCTATGTATATTTTATCTAATAAAGTCGCACGTCCGAGAGGCTCAAATTCAAAGCTTTTTGGTGTGTTAGTTGTTCTTGTAAATACGGGCATCTTCGATAGTTACCTTGTATAAAATTATCTAGTGTAATTTACAAATTGGTATTTGTAGTAACACTGGGTGTTAATAATTTATCTATTTTTTGGCTGAAAAGTTCTTTGTAAGCCGATAAAGTTTGTGTAAAACTTCCATTTTCAAAATGATTTTCAACTTCAAGAACTGAATAAAGACCATTAAATGTTTCACTTCCGGCGTCTAAATTCATTAATCCAGTGTTTTGGTCATAATTGGTTGCAGTCTTAAATGTTAATAAAAACATATTTTCACCTTGAAGAAAGTCAGCATAGTTGTAGGATGCACCAGTATTGCCAAATCGATACTCATTCATTTCTAAATTTGTCATGCCGATCCACCAAGGATCTCCTCTAATTTCTAAAGTTATGTTCAAGAAGAATTTATTGTCATATAAATTTCCTATAGTCTGACTGAACATGCCTTGACTAGATGGAAATGATCCGTTTTGTGTCGATGTGTCTGGATGAGATTTTTGTTCAAGCCCATTAAATGTTACTTGTTGAATTCTAGGAGTAGGATCAACAAAAAATGGTACCTGTAACGGATCTGTACTTGTGTTAGCCGGTGGCGGAAGACTCTCAAGGTATTTGTTTTGATTTGCAACTTGACTCGGACTGAGAATAAATGGCAATGATGTAGAAGAATTAGATATAGTAGATGATACATTATTCAATATAGACTGTAATGCATTATAAGAACCTGTACTAAAAGGTAATATAGGTGTTGCTGATAATGACGGTAAAGCAGATGCAAATTGGTTAGTTAAATTTTGTATAGAAGATGACATATTACTCAGTTGAGAAACTGAAGATAGTAAGCTAGAAACACCAGTTGTAGAAATTAAACTACCAATACCGCTATCAAGAGCTTGAGCTGCTGTAGAAGTTATTTCAGTTAATAAATTATATCGTGAACTGTAATTTTTAAGGTCTCTAAATATTTGACTTTGCGGATCAACTACTGCCCCCTGTGTAGCTTGTCCATATGTATTGTTACCCAAATAACTAGGTAATGTAATTTGCCAAAAGTTTTCAACTTGTATATCAAACTTAATTACTTCTGTATTCTTGCCAGTATAGATGTATTCATATTTTTTAGCCAACATCGGAGTAGGACAATTGTTCAAATAACTAAATTTGTTGGTTTGATTAGTCAAGCTTCCCTGCAACTCTGCCTGTGCAGGATCTTTAACACATCTAGGAGTATAAAATGGAATGACTTTGTAAGTGACTGTCCTTACATAATCATTTAATATTGTGTTGTAACCTGATATAGACATCTGTGGTACAATTTGAATATATCTAGCAAGTCCGTGTGTTCCAACACTGGGACCATTTCCAGAAGACCCATATAGATAATTGTCTATGTCTGTGCCGCACTTTCCTATTGCAGTCATTATGAAACTACCAATATCCTGACCTCTGTTTATGGGAATATTAGCACCGTTTGTTCCTAATCCTTTTTGATCATCTCCTTTTTGAGGAGAGATTCTCCAATTCTGCATATCAGATGGTAATTCTATATTATATTTTGTTGTATTCTTGTTATTATCAGCATTTTGCGTATCTTTATTCAATGCATTGGTTAGATTAGTCATTACATCTTGTAAAGTTTGATTATTCTCTAACTTTAGTGTAGAAGATGTTAATGATATTTGATTTGTATTAACTAAATCATTATCAGATACACCTTCTAATTCATATATGGTACCAGTCTGATTAGTTTGTAATGTGGAGTTTAACCACATTACTCTCCAAGCTTTGTATGTACCTTGTATTTTTGGTGTTATATTACCGTCATTATCATACCCGTCAAACCAAAGCTCAATAAAAAACGGAAATCTGCTTATGTTCTGAATATTTAAAGTCTGTCCTGCAGATAATATATAATCTTGAAGTGTTAAACCAAATGGTTCTGTAATAGTCATACTCCACTTCATAAGATTCATATTTTGGTGTTTAAATCCTGGTGAAGTGGTATTAGTAATATTAAACTTGGTTATATTAAATCCGGCCGTGACACCAGATTCGGCTATCACTATCTTGTCCGACGACGGGATACCAGATGTAGATGATACACTATATGCAACACTTTCTCGGGCCACAGAAAATACAATATGATATGTATAGTTTGCATAATTATTAAGAATATTACTGTATGTTTTTATAGAATTAGGATTAACTGTTTTAAATAATGACGGCTGTGCTGTAGAATAATTGCCGATATTTGTGTTGAACATATTACCGAGTATCTGCGGAGTTGTGTTAATATTGGTTCCATTTTGGTATGCAGTTTGTAAAGTTGCAGGGTTAACCCAACTAACATTATTACCAATAAGAAATTGTGAAGACTCAGACGATCCGGCAGGAATAGAAACTTGATAATTTAAGAAAGATGTAGATGTATCAAGTGCTAACGGAAATGCCGGCGCAATTGGTGCAGGATTTGACATTTTATATATAAGCCCCTATGGTGTTACTAGATGGTGCATATATTACAGTTCCAGATTTAAAATCATATACAGGATCTTTTATTACATTTGGGTTACGTACTGCAAATATCCACCATAGCTGCGGAGTTCCATACAAATCATATGATAATAAATCTGGTCTATTGTTGTATTTTGTATCTAAACTGATTATCAAGTCATCCGATGCTGATGGAATAATTCTTGCTGTCCAAAAATCAAGATAACTTACATATTTGTTAACTTGTAGTGTGTGTGCATAAGGACTTCTAGGATCGTATGTAACCGTCATATCCAACCTCCCCCTGTAAGCAATGAACCGTTTCTAAAACTATCAAGATTAAATGTTGTAAGCACTGACGGTGTATTTTGTACTGTCATAGCAACAGAAATATTAAATATAGCAGGTAACCAAACATACCCCGAACCTGCACTAGAATTTAACATACCAGATGACGACGTTGTAAAAACATTAGTTAATCCCTGTCTGTCTAATTGCGGATTTTGCCCTAATAAACTTAAATCAATTGGCACATAATCTGGTTCTTTGGGCATATTTGCTTGAAAGTTGGTTATTATCACTGGTAATTTGTTAAACATATATTGTCCATATGCATCAAATAGTAATATAGGCGGCGGAGTACCGGGATTTGCACTTTGTCCAAAATACATTTTAGTTACTGTTCGTAAAAAATGTATACAAGCTAATGCATATAAACCCTCTGTTTGATTTTGAACTGTAAATTCTCCTTCGCACGTTAATTTAACACTTGGTGTTTTTGCATAAGCATAAAAGTCTTGATTGGTATGTACCATTGGAACTTGTGTATATTCAACATCTTGTTGATAAGTTATTGCAGGCTGATAAGGCCATATCATACCATTGGTATTTAATATTGGGGCTAGTATATTTCCACCGGCTCCTACAATCTGATTCATTGCAGCTGGTTTAGGCCTTAATCTAGCTCTGCGACCATTAGAATCGCTATCATTGGTCTTATTAGAAAAATATGAATTAGCTAATGTGTTAAGCCCATTAAAATTAAAAAACCCTGACATTTTAAAACCGTTGTTATAATATGTTTATTATTTATATACACTATAAACTACGTATATAATCCATTTTGACTTATATGTGTAAATATGTTACACTTCAATCATTTGCCCTAATGTTATTTCTAATATAAGGAGTATTATGACTAACTCACCTACAAATAAAATCAAATATTTAACAAATAAAGACTTACTAGAAGAAATACATCGCAGCAAAAAAACCTATTGTGAATTTATTTCAGAAGAATATGGAAATTACGATTTTATTGTAACAGATTTATCTAAGGCTACACCTGAACGTATAGAACAAGCCAGAACTAAACGTTACACAGATACTGTAAGTAAAATGAAAAAGGAAGCTGTAGCAAATGGTATTAAAAATCCTCAGATAGTATTAGATATAGAAACTATAACCCCAGAAAGTATTGTTATAAGGTTAATGACTTTTGATCATGTTCCCATAAATGAAGAAAAATTACACAAGGCTAAAACAGAAGCAGAACGTCATATTAAATGTAATTTTCCTCCATTTCAACATTATATATTTAGAGATGGTGAATTTGTATGTGTAGGTAAAAGTCACTGGGTTGGTGGATTAGAAAATGGGCATTTTAGTGTCATGCACGGAAAAACAACCAATAGACTAGCACTCATGTTTATGAAGCTGGTAGAACGTTATAGTCACAGAGGCAACTGGAGAGGCTACTGTGTATGCAAAGATACCGAAGCTCTTACACAACGAGGATGGTTGGGAATCAATGATATAACAGAAAATGATATTATACTATCGTACGATCAAGGGTATTTAAAATGGTCTAAAATTAAATCTATATATCGAGGAGAATTCAACGGTTTAATGCATAAAATTACAAGTAAAACCGGTGTTGATATGCTTATTACACCAGAACATAAATTAGTTACACCGCAAGGTCTCGTCCCAGTTGAACTTCTACGCGAAAGTGACAAAATAATATTATTAGGTGAAGCTGTTCAAGATGACCTACAAACTTATTCTGATGCATTAGTCGAATTAGCTGGTTGGATTGTTACAGAAGGCAGTTATCGTTTCAGTAAAACAACTGGTATATTAAGTAATATAACTCTTTGGCAAAATGAAGGACCCTACGCTGATCGCATTAGAACGTGTCTAAATCAGTTAGGTTATAAATTTTCCGAAAGAAGTAATTTACAATATACTAATAAATTTAATGTTTGCTTTAGAATATCTAGCGAACATTCGAGAGAATTTGGAAAAGTTTTACCTGAAAAGAACCTTAACTGGGATTTTCTATTAGCACTTACTACTAAACAACGGGAATTATTGCTTGAAACAATGATCGACGGTGACGGGTGGCGAGTAGGAAAACAAAAGAGATATGTACAAAAATCTAAAGAACACATAGATATGTTCCAAGCTCTATGTGTAATCACCGGTCATAGATCAAATACTCATTATGTACAAGATAGGCTTTCATTTGGCAAAACTGTTAGTTACTGGAATGTAAACGTGTTTTCTAAAAGAAAGAATCAAACCAATACCTCATGCTTAGATTTTCATGGAGGAAAACGTAATGGACGAGAACATGTTGGTACCGGTAAAATCAATCATCCAAATGTTCCAACTACCCCTTATAACGATTGGGTATGGTGTCCCGAAACAGAGTACGGATGCTTTGTTGCCCGTCGCAACGGAACTGTGTACCTAACTTCCAATACCTACAATGACGAAATGAGGTCGCAGGCATTATTACAGTTGAGCCAGATGGGCTTGCAATTTGATGAAAGTAAAAGCGATACTCCTAATCCGTTTGCTTATTATACAGCGGCGGTGAACAATAGTTTTACTCGTATACTTAATTTAGAAAAACGTAGTCAAAATATTAGAGATGACTTGCTTATTATGCACGGTGCTATGCCAAGTTATACCCGTCAAACTGAACAAGATATTCAAAAAATGAGCGGTAATGCAGTAGTTAAATCTAAAACTATGAATAGATTTGGACGAGGACCAAAGGCTGCTCCCAAAACAAAATAATTCAATCTATCTGTTGACTAACTGGAATAATGTCCAGTATAATATGCAAATGGATAAGAATATTATTAATTGGTCTTTGGATCTTTTATCTAAACCAAGAATAAATTTTAATCAATTAATAAGCAGCCAATATTCGGCTGAATATATTAGATTATCAACCCTATTAAATAGCACCAATTCACGACAATTAATATGGCATGTGCTAAATCAAACCGACATAATACCTCTATGTAAATGTGGTAAATTATTAGGATGGCATCAAGACGAACATCAATATAGAGCTTATTGCAGCAAAAAATGTACAGCCATTTACACACAGGATAAAATTAAATCTACGAATTTAGAAAAACATGGTGTAGTTCATTACAGCCAAACAGCTGAATATCGAACAAAAGTTAAAAATACCAGTATTGAAAAATTTGGTGTAGAGCATTATTCGCAAACCCCTGAATTTAAGCAACGTACAATCAAAACTAATCAAATAAATTTTGGTGTTGATTATCCTGCTCAATCTTTAAATGTCAAAGAAAAAATGAAAACTACCTATCGTAAAAGATACGGAGTAGATAATCCTTCTAAATCAAAAAATGTTCAAACCAAACTGAAAGAAACAAATTTAAAAAAATATGGAGTTAGCAACCCTTTAAAATCTTCAGATATACAAGAAAAAGTAAAGGCTACTAACATTGAACGATACGGATTTGAAAATCCGGCACAGAATAAAGAAATTTCTTATAAAATAACAGAAAGTCGTAAAAGAAATAGACATACTTCAGAAGTATATGAGTTATTACATAATCCGTCCTGGTTAGAAAATCAAAATAAACAAGGTAAAAGTGTCGGTGAAATTGCTAAAGACCTGGATATCAGCTCTTCACAGCTTTGCAAATATTTTAACAAGTACGGTATAGAAATAACAAAACATTTCCGTAGTGCAATGGAAGCTGATCTATGTTATAGACTAGGTCAATTAAATATTAATTATAAATGTAATGTAAGAAATATAATATACCCTTATGAGATTGATATCTGGTTACCAGATTTTAATTTTGGAATTGAACTGAACGGTGCATATTACCACAGTGAAAAACAAGGAAAAGATTATAATTATCATTTATCAAAAACTCTTGCTGCAGAATCTAAATCTATACAATTATTGCAATTCTTTGATTGGGAATATTTTAACAATTCTGATCTTATAATTGATAAGATATCACATCTAATTAATACCAATAAAAAAATTGGTGCAAGACAATTGACTATTAATGTAGTACCTAATAAGGTTGCTAATAATTTTTTCGAATTAAATCATTTACAAGGACCTTGTAGATCAAGTATTTCTATAGGATTATTCGACAATAAAGGACAATTGTTATCTGCTGCTAGCTTTGGTAATAGCAGATATAATAAAAGGTATAATCACGAATTATTAAGATTTGCAAGTCTTAGAGGAACCGCAGTTGTTGGTGCTGCTGGGAGGTTATTAAAATATTACATACAAAATCATGTAAAATCTAACGAATCTATTGTTAGTTACTGTAATAGACGATGGAGTACTGGTAATTTATATAAAACATTAGGTTTTAAATTAGATCATATATCTAAACCGGGATATTATTACATTACTAAATCCGGAAAATATGTCGGTAATCGTCAACTATGGCAAAAACATATGCTTTCAAAAAAATTATTAACTTTCGATCCTAACCTTACCGAATGGGAAAATATGCAAGCCAATGGATACACCAGAGTATGGGATTGCGGAAACTTGGTTTATACTATGACGATTACTTGATTTAATCGTCAACTACACCTTAAAGTTAACAAAAGGAATTATCATGGCTCAGAAGAAAATTGACTTTAGCAAATGCGTAGCATTTACGGATATTCACTATGGGTTGAAGAATAATAGTAGAGATCATAATCAAGCCTGTGAAAATTTTATCCAATGGATGATCAATGAAGCTGAAGAATTTGGTGCACGTACTTGTATATTTCTGGGCGATTTTCATCACGTTCGCTCTGCAATCAATATTTCAACACTTAATTACAGTGTCAGTGCTTTAAGAACACTCAGCAAGCATTTTGACGACGTTGTGTTTATTATCGGTAATCATGACTTGTTTTATAGAGACAAATATGAGATTCACAGTTTACCGTATATAAAAGAATTTACTAACATACATGCTATAGACAAACTAACTGTATTTGGAGATGTGGCATTTGTACCGTGGCTAGTAGACGACGAGTGGAAAAAAGTACAAAAAGTAAAAGCTCCATATATGTTTGGACATTTTGAATTACCCAAGTTCAAAATGAATGCCATGATTGAGATGCCTGATCACGGGCAATTAAACCGTGATCACTTTGTAAATCAAAAACAAGTATTCTCTGGGCATTTTCACAAGCGTCAGAGTTTTGAAGATCGTATTTGGTATATCGGTAATTGTTTTCCTCATAATTTCTCAGATGCCGGAGATGATGAGCGCGGTATTATGTTATGGGAACCCGGAAAGAAACCCAATTTTAAAACATGGCCCGGTGCTCCCAAGTATCGTGTGTTAACATTAAGTCAATTACTGACTGATCCATATGCTTATGTCGACGATAAAACATATGCTAAAATTACAATTGATCTGGATATAACCTATGAAGAAGTTAATTTTTTAAAGGAGACTTTTGAAACTGAATTGGGTGCCAGAGAAATCACCATGCAAGTGACAAAGGCCACTGATGTGGGAGTAGACACATCGGCAGAAATCAACTTTGAAAGTGTTGATAGTATTGTTATTAGCCATTTGAAAAGCATTGAAAGTAATACGATCGACTCACAAAAATTGATTTCTATATATCAGAGATTGACAGTTTAAAAAATTGTCATATATTTAAAAGTTATATACACATATAAGTTATGTATATGGATAAATATTCGGAGTTTCCGACAAACAAAGGAGGCTAATATGAATTGAAAATTATCTTAAATCGTATTGTGTGTAAACTTAAAAGAAGCATCCACAAGTAGAGATGCCAAAGTCGACGCATTAATCTTAAGTTAATGATTAGATTTACATGTACTTGTGAGCAGCTTCTATAGATTAAATTAACTTAAATCTAAGGAGATAAAAAATATGAGTACAAATACAGCAGTTGGCGCAGTTGCCAACACAGAAGCAAAAGTCGTCGATCTACGCGGAATGTGGATTGGTCTAGCTACACTAAATGTTTTCTACCTAATTGTACGTATCTATGAGCAGATCTTTGGATGGAGAGCTGGTCTTGATTCGTTCGCACCTGAATTCCAAACCTATTGGATGTCTATCCTATGGACTGAAATCCCACTAGAGCTAGTTTCAGGACTGGGTCTTGCTGGATATCTTTGGAAGACCCGTGATCGGAATCTTGCTAACGTGTCTGCTCGTGAAGAGATGCGCCGTCTAGTTGTTCTAGTGCAGTGGCTAGTAGTATACGGCATTGCCATTTATTGGGGTGCAAGCTTCTTTACTGAACAGGACGGCACTTGGCACATGACAGTTATTCGTGATACTGACTTTACTCCAAGTCACATCATTGAGTTCTATATGTCATATCCGATCTACAGCGTGATTGCTGTTGGTGCATTCTTTTATGCTCGCACTCGTATTCCTTACTTTGCTCAGGGATACAGTCTAGCATTCTTGATTGTTGCTATTGGACCATTTATGATTATTCCAAACGTCGGTCTCAATGAATGGGGTCATACATTCTGGTTCATGGAAGAACTCTTTGTTGCTCCTCTACATTGGGGATTTGTGTTCTTTGGTTGGATGGCACTGGGTGTATTTGGTGTTGTTCTGCAGATCCTAGGTCGTGTACACGCACTTATGGGCAAAGAAGGTTCAGATCTTCTTACTGTGTAATAGAACCCTGCACACTTTGGAAAAGCCGCGCAAGCGGCTTTTCTTTTGACTAGATCTTGTAATACCATGATAGATTCTCTATAGTTATAATATACACAAATTGTCAGGAAAACCATGCTTAACATCAAATCCGTTACCATGAAAAATTTCATGAGTGTTGGTGCAGTAACGCAATCTGTAAATTTAAATAAAAATGGTGTGACATTGGTATTTGGTGAAAACTTGGACCTGGGTGGTAATAGTTCCCGTAATGGTGAAGGTAAGAG